GTTACAGTCTCCTTATTATATTTGATAGGTCTTTATGACCTTGTTTTTCTAACTCATTACATATTGTGCAAACATGGTTTTTAATCCCCTCATTTACATAATATTGAATGATCCATTTACATCTATCTCTAAATGCATGAGCCTGTGCTTTGACCATAGGATCAGCATCTTCGCTTATAGAAATAAGTTTATTTGTAGCCATTTCAGCTAATTCTTCAACAGAATGACCCCTATTATGAGTAGTAGTTACTCCTAAATCACCTATTGATAATTCAAATTTATCTGTTTGCATTATGGTACATTTGGTTCTGGTGGTCCATTTCCGTTTAAACGTTCATCTATTACCCATTCTTTAGGATTTTCTCTGCCAATTATCCCATGAGGCATTACTGTTTCTAGTATTACTTCAGAATGTCTACAAACTTTAAGTTCATCATCTTTTACATAAGATACTATAGGATCGTTTAAACGATGATAACCATATAGTTTATCTTTAACATCTACATTTGCATCTAATAAGTTACATCTTACTGCAACTTGCACAAGTATATTGCTTTCCATACATTTGCCTAACCAAAATTCACAACAGGCTCTACCCATTTCTGCAAAGTGTGCATTATGGTTATAAGTAAAATCTGTACCAAACATACTTACTGATCCTACTTTATTCCAGTAAGCAAAAGCTATTGCATATGCAACTGTATTATTTAAGTAACCACACCCTGTATCTTTTATTAAAGCTTCAATAGGAAATTCTTCCACAGCAGGTACTCTTGAATCTAATTCACATGAATATATTGGATATTCTATTTTAGGTAATTCTTCTCTCATCATTTCTGTCATATCAGCTGCTTCATATGTATCAAAGAAACGTGTCATTGGGTCTAATATAAATGCTCTATCTGCGTTTTTAACTACGCCTATCATCGCATTAATTACCCAAACTTCGTCAAACTTATCGCTATGTACTACAGATAAATGATAATCTATTTGACTCATACCCATAGCAACTATGGCTATACTTTTACCTTCTAAATGTTCTATTCTTTCTGTTAACATTATTGTCCTTCTATTTTAAATTGCCCTCTACGATAAGCATCTTTTCTATTTCTTCCATCATTTTCTATTATTAATTGTTGTAATGCTTCTTTATATCTAGTGTCATATGTGGAAATAATATCAGGCTCTCCTTTCATAAAAGTATATGCTTCAACTAAACATCCATACAATAATACATCTGGAGCATTAGTTCCTAACCAACTTGTTCCATCTGAAGAAGTAGTTATTGATGTTGGTAAATAGAAATAATGTAACTCAACTGTATAGTTAGAATCAGGAGTTGGTCCTAATATAAAATAATCATCATCAAACTGAGCATAAAATTTAGGCAAACCTTTATTTGATCCGCTTACAGGATATGCTTCTCTTATAAAATTTACATCCTTATTAAGTAAATAATTATATTCACTATCAGAATTAACAACAGCTAATGAATAAGGATATAAGAAATCATCTGGTATTGTTAAATAAGGATTATCTGCTGATGTTGAAGCTGTTTTATTCCTTCTATAGTCAGGTAATTGTACTGCACCATTAATTCTATTTTCAGCTTGTACTATTATAGTAGCAAGATCATTAACAAATGTGGTCTCTGTATTTTCTGTATAATCTTGTATTGTTGATTTAAGTGTTGTAAATGTAAATGACATTAGCTTGTTGTTATTTTTAAGTTACCTACTTTTCCTTTTAATATTAAAGCATCTAAATTACTATCTCCATAAGCTGAGTTCCAACCACCAATAGGATTCCATCCGAATAAACCTCTACTTTGTTGTAAATCATTTTGTGGTCTAGCATTTCTTAATGCTTGAGGATCATTAACTTTAGTTCTTCCTAATTGCAACTGTGGTTGATCTTTATCTAATACATCTTTCCCTACTAACAAACCTGTTCTTTTCTGATCTTTAATTTGATTACGTAAGTCTTTAAGAGGGTATCTAAATCCTGTTCTATCACATATTCCATAAGCATATTTACCTTTAGCATATGCCATATTAATAACCCCCCGGAACGAATCTTACGGCAGCCTTAACTCTATTTTCTTCTGATGCAAGTTTCCATTGTTCTTCATATTGCTGTTTCAAGAATGGAACTCTTTGTATTGCTTCAGGATTTTTCATAGCAATATAATAAGCTAGACCTGCTACTAAGCATGGTAAGAATACTTTAGGTATATCTATAGTATTAGAAGATGGCGTTCCTGCATCATATATCTGCCTTAATCTATACCAAACTACTTTATATGTTTCTGTGCTATCTGGTACTGGATATACTGTAAATGTAGTTGTTCCACTATTTCTGTTTACTAATATCTCGTTAGGTCTGCCTTGATCTAATTTATTAGGTATATCTGAGTATTGTGAAAACGATACTCTTGTCAAAGCAGTATCTGTTTGTGAATTTGTATCACCATCATCCGTTCTTAAATGATGTTCTAATAGATCAATAGTATCTGCATCTAAAGTATATGTAGCTGTTCCAGAAGTTAATGTAGTACTACCTTCTTCAACTTGCCATAGATTTAAACCTCTATTAGCCCATTCAAGCATCATTAAATTAATACTACGTCTTGCTGTACGAAGATCGTAGCCAGTTCTCATTTCTAAACCAGCAAGTTCAAATGCTTCTTCTGCTGCTTCTGATATATCTAAATCAAAATTATTAGTTGTGGCTGTAGCCATATATTAGTTAAGAACATTTACGCTTGACTTGATCTTGATAAGTCTCCACCTTACCGCCCATATTGTACTCAACCTTCTTACCGGTTTTCTTGGCTTCTTTCTTTGCTGCTTTTTTACCAGCAGCATCGTATGCAAAATGTTTTTTACCTACTTTTGGCATTTTATTCTCCTATCGTTTAAACATATTACTTTGTTTTAGACTTCTAATAAACCACTATTAATTAAAATTTCCCTATTCTTTAAATGTTCTTTTTCAACATCATCCTTACTTTGTCCATAATATTTTACAGCATGATGATGCTCTATCATAGATTGATTAATATCTACATCATCTACTATAACACTACCTAAGACTCTACCAAATTTACCACGTGAGTCTTTTAATTCTGTTCTTATAATTACTTTTTCTCCACCTTCTATAGACATCTTTAAGAAATCTTTAGCCAGTAATCCTCTAACCTTCTCATCCCTGTTACGAGTACGTGATTCGGGAGTATCAATGCCATATAAACGAACACGAGACTTATAAAGAATATCGAACCCAAGGTCCAATACAACATCGATAGTGTCACCATCGACCACTCTTTCAACTTTGCAAGCATATTCATACATTAATCTTCACCTTTAAATTTTTTGCTTTGACCTGATGTACCAGCGTAGATACCAAACACAGCTGCCATTGCACCTACAACTATAGACACTAAACCAGCTTGTTCAAGATTAGGTTCAGGTATATCCATAAACCAAGTAACTACTTTATAAAGAAGAACTATATAAACTGAAACGAATATTCTAGGAAATATACGCCAAGCATCTACAGTCTTAGCAAGATGTATCCACTTCTGAAAAGGATTCGCAGATAAATTATTAGGAGTTACATCTATATCTAACTCTAATTTTTTCTTTATTGGTTGTTCTTCTATCATAATAATTTCATATAAGCTACGGCTACAGCGACAACACCATATAAACCCCATAGCATATTTTCTATCCTAAGAAATTTTTTACTACCTTCATCAAGTCTGCGCTCTATATATTCATAACGTAGAGCGCATTCTCTTTCGTGTCCACTTAGACGAACATCTACAGGTTGTTCCTTATCAGTATAAACTGAACCTGTCATTAGCTAGGATTTGCGTAGCTTTTAGTTGCCCAGATAACTACACTATAAGTATCACCGCTAGTATGGTCGTTAGTAGTAAGTAGTAGATCGCCATTTAAACCACTACCTGCATTATTAGAAATGCCGGGTAGGTTCTGACTACTTTGGGTAAAGTCCCAAGTATCTGACCAATCTTTAGGTGCTTGGCAAATAAACATATTGGAAGTTGCGTTCCAATATAATGAAAAGCCCATACCTACATTACTAAACCATATCTTATTTAACACTACTCTATTACAGGATTGACCTGTAATTGCACTAGCAGTTAATGCTGATACATCTATTTTAGCTACTGCGCTTTCACCTGTCCCATCACTAACATTGGTAAATTTCATTATAAGATTTTTACCACCATCGTCTAAGATAGTTTGACTTGTTACTGCGTCAGCCATTATTTACTCCTTACTCAAATGGAGTTGCTAATGTACCATCACCATGCAAGTAAGCTTCACAATGCCATACTGCTGCTGATGTAGCAACTAAACGAATTATTCCGCCTACTAACCAGCCTTGTGCTGCTGTACCTAAGTCAATAGTGTCATCATTACTTGCATCAGGGATGAAAGTATTAGTGTCACCCGCAGTTGCTGGATCAAATATCTGAGCAAAACCTGAGAATAAATCACTTGTATTGTCAGTATTAATTTGACCTGCACCTGTAAAAGTTGTACCAACTATGAAAGTATAGTTTAAACCTGCTGCTGCGGTAGGTAGTGTTACTACAATACCAGCTGCTCTGTTAAGAACATATACAGTTCCTGAATCAGTTGATTCTACACTTTTAGTTGCTGTTGTAATACTACTAATATTAGAGTAAGCAGAAAGATAACCTGTTGTAGTTATATTACCACTTGTATCTATATCTAAATTGGTTGTTACAGCACCAGTAGTTGAGTTCTTACTGATCTGTTCAAAACCATTCTCGGACCTGACTGGTCCATTAAATGTCGTGTTTGCCATATTAAGTCTCCTTAATTACTCTATCGTCTTGGCTTGTCTGCTAGGGCAGTCGATAGAAATTAATCCCTAGAAAGAAGGGGAGTATATATCATTTCAACTCCCCTCAAGTTACTAGCTTGATCCCGAAGAACCAAAAGCACCTAGCGGATCAGAAACTCCAAAGGAGTATCTTTCTCTTGCTTTGTACCTTACATTTCCAGT